TCTACTTTTGGTCAAGGTTATACATCAATCGATGGTGAATTTCGTGAAGATATCAAATCGTGGAGAAAAGATGGTTTTTCTGCTTGGAAAAATGTCAAAGGTTATGATGATTATTTCATTATCAAAATCAATCGTACTGCGAGATTTGATGCTGATGTGTTTACTCCTAAAAAAGCTGACACAATAAATGATCTTAAACGTGAGTTCAAAAAGTTTTCAAAGACTAAGAAAGGCAATAAGCAATTAGTTGCTAGAATCACTGACGCAGTTGCTGCTTAATTTATTTAGGGCGAAGGTATGTACTTTTGCCCTTTTTGTGATATAATAATACCATAAATGAAAAAGGAACTATATGAAATTTAATGAATTACAAAACATCAATGAGCTAACATCATATGTCGAGAGTACTTACTCTAAACATTATGCATCTGCTAATGGTGTTCAAAGTATGGATCTGATCAGTGCCTCAGGCTTAGGATTAGATTTTTGTCTTGGCAATGTATTGAAATATGCATCAAGATATGGCAAAAAGAACGGAGCAAATCGTGAAGATCTTATGAAGATTATGCACTATACTCTATTAGCAATTAATGAACATGACTTAAAGGAGTCTGATAATGAAACTTAGTAATGAAATAAAAGAAGTATTGAATAACTATCAAGGTATCAATAGCAATATTGCTCTTGGTGAAGAAGGTGGATTTATCCGAACGATGTCCACTTCTAAAACTCTTATGTCAAAAGCTCATATAGCTTTTGATGCACCATACACATTTGGCATATATGACTTAGGTGAATTCCTAGCTTGTCTTAATATGTTTGATGATCCTACATTGTCATTCGATGATGATAAAAAGTTTGTTAATATTACTGATGGTGTTACAGCATTCAAATATTACTTCTCTGATATCGACATCCTGACAGTCCCAACAAACGATATTAACTTACCATGTGAAGATCTAAAGTTTACACTAACACACGATGAGTTAAATCAATTACGTAAAGCTTCTTCTACTCTTAAAACCAGTAATCTAAGCATACGTAAAAATGATAGTGCTTTGTTTATTGAATGCGTTATTGTCGATAAACAAAACCCTACATCTAATCAATTCACAATGAACGTTGCGAATTGTAGTATAAATACTGATGCTGAATTTGATTTTGTGTTTGACATAAACAATTTCAAATTTAAACCTGCTGACTCTTATGAGTTTGGTATTGATAAAAAGCAGGTAGCATTAATTAAGGCGGGTAACACAGACTACTGGGTTGCTCTTGATAAAACTACAACATTTAAGGAATCATAATGGCAAAGAAAGATAAAGCGACTGAAGCTCCAACGACTGAAACTGTAGAACAACCACCTGTGCCTCAAGGACAGGGACTTAACTTAAGTGACATTCGTGCTTGCGTTAGTATTATTGATATAGTAACTAAACGTGGTGCGTTTGAAGGTGTTGAGTTATCAGATGTTGGTGCAGTACGTAATCGTTTAGATAATTTTCTAAAAGCTGCAGACGAAGCTCAAGCTGCAAAAGTAGCTGCTGAAGAAGAAACACCAGCTGAGTAAGTATGTACTTTTAACTAAAGCATGGTATAATACTACCATGCTTATTATATTATGAGGTGTATGTGAAAGAATTTTTATTCGTAGAAAAGTATAGACCACAAACCATTGAGGATTGCATTCTCCCTGAAGGCTTAAAGGAAACATTCCAAAAGATAGTCGACAAGGGAGAACTCCCCAATATGATGTTTACAGGTTCTGCAGGTGTAGGTAAAACTACAGTTGCTAGAGCTTTGTGTAATGAATTAGATCTTGACTATATGTTGATTAATGGTTCTGAAGATGGAAACATTGATACATTACGTGGTAAGATCAAACAGTTTGCAAGTACTATATCATTACAAGGTGGACAAAAAGTAGTNATNCTCGACGAGGCTGATTANCTTAATCCANNATCTACACAACCTGCATTACGTGGGTTTATCGAAGAGTTCTCTTCTAATTGTAGATTTATTCTTACTTGCAATTTTAAGAATCGTATAATAGATCCTCTCCATTCGAGATGTTCTATATATGAATTCAACTTAGGAAACAAGGCAGAGATGGCCCAGAAATTTATGGCTAGGCTTCAATTCATTCTTGATTCCGAACATATTATATATGACAATGCAGTGATTGCAGAACTCATTATGAAATACATACCTGATTGGAGACGTGTCATTAATGAATGTCAAAGATATGGTATGAGTGGTCATATTGATACAGGTATTCTTGTTACTTTATCTGAGACAAGCATTGCTGGATTAATGGAAGACCTCAAGACTAAAAACTTTAAGAAGATGCGTAAATGGGTTACAGATAATATTGACGTAGAATCAGCAAAGTTGTTTAGATTAATTTATGATAATATGTCAGATTATGTTGAGCCTTCAAGTATTCCACAGTTAGTTCTTATACTTGCAGACTATTCATATAAAGATAGTTTTGTGGCTGATCATGAATTAAACGTAGTGGCATGCATGACTGAGATCATGTCCTCAATTAAATTTAAATAGGAGATCTATGACAGAACAATTAGCAATGTACGCCCATATAATTACAGCGATAGGTGTAATATTCATTGTGTGGCAATTAGAAAAAGCAGGTAGACTATTACAATTAATGAGTAAATTTTTAGCGGAGGCAGTAGAAGAACATGACAAAGTACAGTAATGTAACACCATATAGAGAAACTAATAATTTCTTTGCATCACCAACTCTATATGAAAATATACGAGAGTTTTTGTTAGGTGAAATAATTGAAATTTGTTTTACAAAGAAAGATGGCACAGAACGTAAGATGTTATGTACACTTAAGGCTGAACATATTCCTACTACGAATACACCAATATTAGAAGATGAGTCGGGTACTGTAGAGAATAAATCTTATATGAATGTATTCGATGTCGAAAACAATGGATGGAGATCATTCATCATTGATAATGTTAAATATATAAAGACGAACCTTGAACCCATTTGAATTAATTAAATCTATATCCAACACAAAGAAGGATATACTTGAGAATGAGAAAGATTACAATGCTTTTATGGTTAATCGTGGTCTTTCATATTTCCCTGATACTGTGATATACGCTAACGAAATGAATAGGTTTCATCATCTCGATCAGCGCTTGCAGTATCATTTTCTTATAAATACTATTAGAAAACGTAATCGTTTTTCTAAGTGGAACAAGTCGATTGAATCTGAAAATATCAGTGCTATAAAGCAATATTATGGTTATAGTAATGAAAAAGCTCGTGATGTACTTCCGCTTTTAAGTAATGAAAATCTTAAATACATAAGAGGAAGAATACAGCATGGCGGAATTCAACGATGAACTGGTAAATTGGAAACCAGAGATGATGTTAGAAGTTACATTGGCAGAGCCCGATGATTTTTTAAAGATACGTGAAACTCTCACCAGAATAGGCGTTGCATCAAAGAAAGATAACAAATTATATCAATCATGCCATATACTACACAAACAAGGTAGATATTTCATAACTCATTTTAAAGAGCTATTCTTATTAGACGGTAAGCCTTCTAATCTTACAGAGAATGATCTTAAACGTAGGAATACAATTGTCAAATTAATGGATGATTGGGGATTACTCGAGACAGTTTCACCTATTGGTGAAGTCGCAGCTCTTAACCAAATTAAAATTATCTCTCATAAAGATAAATCAGATTGGGAATTATGTCCCAAATATAATATAGGTATTAAGTAAAACCTATATAAATAAAACTGAATATGCCTAACGGGTATTCATTTTTTTAACCTTGCTATACATAGGAGGTCAATATGACAAACTTAGCATTTAACTTCCCAAGAGATACGTTCTTGGGTTTTGATCAACTCTTTAATACGTTGCAAAATACGAATCTAGAAACCGTTCGAGGTGCTGGATATCCACCGTATAATGTAATTAAACGAGATGATGGTCACTTTCTAATTGAGATCGCTGTCGCAGGATTTAAAAAGGAAGACATTGATTTGACACTTGAGAAAGGTGTTTTAACAATTACTGGAAAGAAACATTCTGGTTTAGATACAAGAGACTATGCACATCGTGGCATTTCTCAAAGGGCGTTTGAAAGATCATTTACTTTAGCTGACACACTCAAAGTTGTTGGTGCTGATATTGTAGATGGTATGCTTGTAGTTATTTTGGAGAACAATATTCCAGAAGAAGATAAGCCTCAAACTATCAATTTAGGTGACCTGCCGAAATCAGCTAAAAAGCTGTTACTAGGCTAAATACTAAGGAGCACATGGCATATTCAGCGAAAGTTTTAGATCATTACAACAATCCACGCAATGTGGGTAAGATGGATATGAAAGATCCTAATGTGGGAACTGGTATGGTAGGTGCTCCTGCTTGTGGCGATGTTATGAAATTACAAATACGTATAGAAGATGACATAGTCACAGATGCAAAATTCAAAACATATGGTTGCGGATCAGCAATTGCCTCAAGCTCATTGCTAACAGAATGGGTTAAGGGTAAAACAATACATCAAGTAGAAGAAATTAAAAATACTGAAATTGTTGAAGAGCTTAATCTGCCTCCAGTCAAAATACACTGCAGCGTATTAGCTGAAGATGCAATTAAATCTGCAGTAGCAGATTATATAATTAAACAAAAAACCGAAAAGGAACACAGATGAATGAAATTAGATTAGTTCGACTTACGTCGGGTGAAGAGTTATTATGTAAAAAATTAAATGAAACAGGTTTAACAATCACAATCAAGCAAGCTGTTGCACTAGTACCCACAAAAGAAAGATTAGGTTTTATGCCTTACTTACCGTATGCTGATATAGATACATTAATAGTTAAAAAAGAACATATCATGTTTGATCTTAAACCAACAAAAGAATTAGCAGATCAACATGTTTTAATGCATAACGATTCGAATATAGTTACACCAGAAAAACCACAAATTGTAGTTTAATGAATTTAGATATCGAACATTATATCCATAAAGCAAAGTGGATAGATGATGAATTATGTGATGAAGCTATAGATAGACTTAATCTTCAAAACACATGGTTGCCATTCCCTAAAGATGTAATTAATGCATATCCCGATGCACCACGAAAACAAGATGGTATTGCTGGGTCAACATTAAGTATTGATTGGGAACAATTCATGGGTGATCCAGATATTCCTGAGCAAGATAGAAACTATGGCCTAACTCATATGAACGATAGACCAACACTAGATAGAATACGAGCTAGTGTAAAAAATGGATTAGATCATTATGTTCATGAGCATTTAAAAGACTTACCTTGGTATGATTATTATCGAGACTTTACTGATCCTAAATTTATGAAGTATAGTGAGACTCATGACATGATGGAACATTGCGATCATGTAAGATATGTGTTTGATGGTAAAAGAAAAGGTATACCAACAGTTTCTATAGTTGGCAGCTTAGATGATAAGCATGAAGGTGGTTATTTAAGGTTCTTTGACAAGACAGATTATTATGTAGGCAAAG